ATGGCGATGGCTATGGCTATGGCTATGGCTCTGGCTATGGCTATGGCTATGGCTCTGGCTCTGGCTATGGCTATGGCTATGGCTCTGGCGATGGCTCTGGCTATGGCTCTGGCTCTGGCGATGGCGATGGCTATGGCTATGGCTATGGCGATGGCGATGGCTATGGCTATGGCGTTAGTAAACTTAACGGCCAGCAGATTTATTTAATTGACGGCGTGGCAACGATAATCACATGGATTAAAGACACTTGTGCAAAAGGTTTTATAGTCAATTCAGATTTATCATTAACGCCGTGTTATGTGGTTAAAGGGAACGGTTATTTTGCCCACGGTGAAAATGTAAAAGAAGCCAGAGACGCATTAGTGGCTAAATATTTTGAGAACATGGACGAGGAGGAAGTTATAGAAAAATTCCTTTCCACGTTCAAAAAAGGAGAAAAATACGCCGGTACAGAGTTTTTTGAGTGGCATCATTATTTGACTGGCTCATGTCTCATGGGGCGGCAGTCCTTTGTTAAGAATCATGGGCTTGACCTGAACGCAAAGTATACCGTGGAGGAGTTTATAGCAATCTGTGAAAATGATTATGGCAGCGCTGTTATTAAGCGGTTAAAAGAAAGCTGGTGTTAATTTGGCAGTATGCAGAGAGTGTAACAGAACAAAGTATAGCGACTATCAGGAGATAAAGACCGGCAGAAAAACCACAGTAGTTATCTGTGATGACTGCATGGCAAAGTTATACGGAAAGAGGCCAGACAATGCAAGAAATAGTGAGGAGTCTTTACGAGAGCATAAATAAGTTAAGAGCCACCATAGACAAGCGGCTGGAAGTCTCAGAGCAGAGAGCCAATGCAGAGTACAGGTACAGGACAGAGTTGGGCAGAGAAATGGCCAGAGCCAAAGCTGAGGGCATGGCCAACACTGCCCTGTATGATTACTGCCGAGGACTGGAGAACGTGGCAAAGCTGAGGGAGTCCAGAGATATACTTGTGGCTCAGGAGGAATATTTAACAGAGCTGATATTTTTCTATCGTGCCAGTATAAGAGTGTACGAGGGAGAGGCGGCAGCAGAAAGGAAAGGTTTATAGTATGAAAATATTTTATGCAGTATTAACTTGTATTTTGTTCTTAGCTTTTATAGGAGAAAAGAACAGAGAGTGTAGAAAAGACATGGGCATGGCACTTATTGCGAGTATGGCGCTCACACTGTTAGCAAGTATGATTTAGGAGTGTGCCATGGGAGGAAAAATAGAGGCAAGCTGCCAAGAGTGCGGCAAAATATTTGTAAAGCAGACCAATAACCAGCGTTACTGCTGTGAGGAGTGTAAGAGAATTGGCCAGCGTAGAAAATCCAGAGAGTACCAGAAGATGAACTACGTTAGAAAAGGACAGCCAAAGAAGAAAAGGCCGCCAAGCCTTGCAGAGATAAACCAGAGAGCAAGAGCTGCCGGTATGACATATGGCAAGTATATGGCCAAGGAATACGGAAAGCTGGTAAAGGTAGAGAGGAGAAAAGAGAATGTTTAGTGACAGAACAGATATTCCAGCGCCAAGCGGCTGGGAAATTAAAGAGTATGACCGTCTTTACTTGGAGAAGTGCCAAGAGGTCAATGAGCTGGAGCGGAAATTAGAACAGCAAAGCAAAATGGCTGGGATTGCGCTTAAGCAAAAGCGTGAAATTTCAGAGCAGTTAGTGAAATATGAGGAACAGGTAGAGGAATTAAAGCAGACAATAAGAGAGCTGGCAGCAGAGCAGTTACCTTTTGGCTTTACTCCAGACGTAGAGCCGCCAGAGGAGCTGCCAGAGGAGTTAATGGAGGAGCTGCCACTGTGGGCGCTCCAGCCGGTAACTACTCAGGATATACTCTGCCTCTCTTCTGCCCTGAAAAATCTTTATGAGATACACAAGACAGGCAGCTGGTTATTGTATAACAAACTGGCCAAGGTACTGGAGAAGAAAATAGAGGAATACTGTGGGGAGGATTAGTTATGCAGTGTATATACTGTGGCTGCCCAGAGTCAAGGGTAACAGACACGTCCAAGGTTGGGCGCTCAGTAATCAGAGAAAGAGTGTGCCAGTCATGCCATAAGCGTTACTGGACAGAAGAAACCAGCCCAGTAAAAAGCCAAGTTTTCCTCATGAAGCAGTTAAACAAAAACAGGGAGCTTAACAGGAAAAAGGAGCGGAACAGTGCAAAAGGTTATCTGGATGGCAGTAACGCCAGACAAGTATGAGCTGCCGGTGGCAGTGGCAGACACAGCCGAGGAGCTGGGCAAGAAGCTGGGAATAACGGCAAATGCAATACACAGCAGTATGTGCAATGCCAGAAAACGAGGTTATAAGAGCCGGTATGTAAAGGTGGTTATTGATTGAGAAAGGAGCGGTTATGTTAAGACAAGTCATAGAGTATGCGAACGGCTATAAAAAAATGAGTTATTATACAGATGATAAATTGATAAAAACAGTGGCTTTTATCTTTTTAATTATTTGTTACATTGTGGGCTATTTTGCCGTTTGGTTGTTATTATTTGTCACAGCGCCAGTGTGGATTATACCATATTGCATTTACACTGGTAGAAAGGAGGGCAACCATGATAGAGATTGAAGCGGCAAAAATTTTAAAAGAAGATAGCTGCTGGGAATGCTCTCACGGTACTATATATGGTGCGACACAGTGCGGCAATACACAGTGCAACGTTGCAAGAGCTACAAATTTAGCAGTTACGGCACTGGAGCAGCTGGCGGCTTACAAACAGGGCGGCTTATGTTTAGTACCGGCAGACACTTACGAAAAGCAATGCAAGGAACTGGATGAGCTGAAAGAGAAGAATACAGCAAAGAAAGCAAGAAATATTTGCTGGTGTACTAAATGCGATTCATATAATCAAGCATGGGCTGGACACATGAAAGTAGCTCCATATGATACAGTATACTGCTGGCATTGTGGACAGGCTCACAGACTGGAGGCGTAATTTATGAGACTTGGTGAAGAATGCCCATATATTACTCCATGCGGATTTTGCAGCAGACAAGGCAAGCCATGCGAAAAGAAGCCAAGCTACAGGGTAGACTTGCCAGCTGTGGACATGACACCGGCAGTAGAGGCGTTTAAAAATATGAGTGAAAGATTTAAGGCCGAGGCTGAGCAGATGAAAGACAGAGATATGGCAGCAGCCGCTCTGATACAGGCAAGCCAGAATTTTATGAAGCTGGACGCAGAACAGGAAACAAATACGTTAAGTGACACAAAGGGATTTTGTACCGCCAGCAGAATCATTAAAAAATTTTAAGGCATAGCGGTAGTCGCTCACTGCATATCTGGCAGCGCATGACATGAGGTGACATAACGTGGCATAACATATCTGGCAGCAGCGCAAAGCATGACATAATAAATCTGGCAGCAGCCGTAACAGGTGAGGGGGTGTAAATAGTGACACCAGAAGAAGTAAGAATAGTGGTTAGTATGACTCTGGATGAGCTTATAGCACGTAAGCTCCTCAATACAGAGAAATACCAATACATATTACAGGCAGTGGATAAAGAATTATATACGTTTTTCAGTAATAAGGGTGGTAGCACTAATGTAAAATACGCCTTGCACCAGCTGTCAGATGACCCTTATATAGACGTTATATATTTGCAGTACAGGGAGCGGAAAACGCTTGAGTGCATAGCTGAGTATATGGAGAAAGACGTAAGAACGATTAAGCGGAACAAAAAACGCCTGATAATTCAAATTCATAATATGCTGGAGTCGCTACAGGAAAAGTAGAGTAATAGACAAAGAGACACTATGCCGGTGTCTCTTTTTTTGTGCCGTTTTGGTGACACCACGTGGCGACATTTTCAATTCTAATATTTTATATTAACGTAATATCAGAAACAATGCAACGGCAAACTTTTAAGGGAGGTACAGGATATGGATTTTACTACATACGTTAAGCCTGAGCTGGCTGTTTTAATTCCGGCACTCTACGGCTTAGGACTCATTTTAAAAAATACCAAGAAGATAAGTGATAATTATATCCCAGCAATTTTAACAGCGGTGTCTATGGTGCTGACTTGCTTTTATGTGCTTGGTACTGAGGGCATTACTTTTGTAAGCATTGGTACAGGCATAGTACAGGGTATTATTTGTGCAGCCGGTGCGGTGTACACTAACCAGCTTTATAAACAGTCTACAAAGTAGCTGGAGGTCGGCTGTATGACTACAAATGAAATGATAGGGCTTATCATAGCGGCGCTGGGTACGATTATTGGCACTGGAGCGGCTATAGTAACACCTTTAATAAAAAATGTAAAAGCTATGACTGAATTAAATATCTCAATTAAAAATTTAACTGAGAAGTTTAGTGAGTTTGAGGTTAATAATCATGATGATCACAAGCGTATCTGGCGGCACAATGACAAGCAAGATGAGATTTTGCAGAGACATGGTGAACAGATTTTATTGTTAGAGAGTGAGATTAAAAATGAGCGGCAATAAATTTATTGAAACAGTCGCAGCGGTTGCGGTAAGCGACTGGAAGAAAAGAAAAATAATGTTGCCAAGCGTGGTAATTGCTCAGGCAATTTTAGAAAGCGGCTGGGGAGCAAGTGAGCTGGCGGTTAATGCAAATGCCCTCTTTGGTATCAAGAAAAACGGCTGGACTGGTGCTGTGTACGTTAAGACGGCCACAGAGCAGAAACAGGACGGCACTTATTATCAGGTTGAGGGTACTGAGTGGAGAGCTTACAGCTCATGGACAGAAAGCATTATAGACCACAATGACTATATAGCCACCAGAAAAACAGAAAAGGGCGCTTTACGGTATGAGCCTATCATTGGCAATACAGACCACAAGGAAGTATGCCAGCTGTTAAAAGAGTGTGGATATGCCACCAGCTTAACCTACCCTAACAAGTTGCTCAATATTATCAATACTTACAAGCTGACAAAATACGATCAGGGAGCTGATAACATGCTGAGAGTGGTAATAGACGCTGGCCACGGCGCAAATACTTCTGGCAGACGGTGCTTAAAGAAGCTGGACAGCAACCAGACAAAGGAATGGACATTAAATGACCGCATAGCTGACAAGCTGGAGCGGCTGCTGGTGTCCTATAACTGTGAAGTATTAAGAACTGATGATACCACAGGCGCTAAGGACGTAGCTTTAGCTGCCAGAGTTAAGGCGGCAAATGACTGGAATGCTGATGTATTTATTAGTATTCACCATGATGCTGGTATTCATGGCGGCGCTGGCGGCGGTACAACTGTTTTTTATTACAGCAGTGATGAAGAACGCAAGGAACAGGCAAAGGCTCTGTATAATGCCGTGATAGCTCAGACAGGGCTTAAGGGTAACAGGTCAACGCCGGTTAAAAATAAAAACTTTTACGTTATTAAAAATACCAGTATGCCAGCTTTTCTTATTGAAAATGGATTTATGGACAGCTCCACAGACGTGCCGGTGATTATCAGTGATGCACACGCTGAAAAGACTGCCAAGGGGCTGCTTAATTTCTTAATTGGTGAGTTTGGGCTGACCAAGAAAGAAAGCACATGGTACAAGGTGCAATGTGGAGCTTTCCGCAGCCGAGAATATGCGGAGGCTCTTGAGAAAGAGCTGGAGGCTGCTGGTTTTGAGGCGGTGATTGTAAGTGTCCAGACCTAATAAGAAAGACAATATAGAGGAAAACCTGAAAAAAATTGAGGAGTGGACGGCTCAGGGCTTAACCATGAAACAGATCGCCCACAACTTAAATATTTCAGTAAGTACGCTGTATAAATACAAAAAAGAGAGTGCAAAGTTTTCAGACACCGTAAAAAAGGGCAGAGAAAAGTCGGTTTTGATTTTGGAAAATGCCATGTTTCAGGCTGCCACTGGTTACAACTATGCTAATACAGTGCCGGTGAAGACTAAGCATATAGAGTATAACCCAGAGACAGGGAAGAAATTAAGGGAATGGGAGGAAGTTGTAGAGGTTGAGGTTATTGAACACGTACCAGCCAATGCAACTGCCGGTATTTTCCTACTTAAGAACTGGGCTAAATACTCCAATGAGCCAGCTACAGTAGAAATACGTGAGAAAGAGCTGGAGTTACGAGAGAAACAGGTAGAAGCTACTATTTGGTAGTTATACAGGAGGTTTACGAATGATATTTCATGAAGTTACAGACAAGTTATTTAAACTCTTGTTAAATGGAAAAATTGCAGTAGGCAACGCTTTAAAGTTAGGCGGTAAAGAGGCGAGTGAGTATGCGTTAGCGGAAGAACTAGCAAAAGTAGACGGTACAAAAGTTTTAACCGCTCCAATTTTAGAAACTGCTTTATCGTTACCAAATGGCGAGTATGAATATAAAATGGGTGGTTATGACTACACGGATACTTCTGATTTACCACACCGAAATTATGCGTGGGGTTATGCCACAATATACAAGTGGAATGATGAATATGTTGTTGTGCATTTACACGGTTATTGGACTTGGAAACCAGTGTGGAACGCTCATACAAATGACGGTTGGACAGGTTGGAATGAAACTGCCACCACCGCAGACCTTGCGAATTATCTGCCTTTGACGGGTGGTAGAGTTTATGGAGGAACTACTAGTGACCCGTTAGTTATTACTGGTAAAAATGCTGAATCGTTCCTTAGATACGAGGGAGATATTGTAGGTACTGTTGGTTGGATTGGATTTGAAGCAATCAATAAACCAGTTGTTTTGTTAAATGATGGTCTAACGAAATATGATATTCTCCACACTGGCAACAAACCAAGTGGCTCTTATACTGGTAATGGTAGTGCGGAGAGTAGAACGATTGAAACTGGTGGTATCGGTAGTGTTTGTGCAATATGGGGAAATTCTTCAATGTGCTTAGTAACAAGTCAAGGAGCATTTTGGGGTTCTAGCGTAGGATTCGCTCAAAATATGGATACTAAAATAAAATTCCAAAACGGCAAATTGATTATCGAATCAACTACTGGCTATGCAAATGCCAATGGTGTTGTTTATAGCTACCAAGTACTGTAAAGGAGGGATAACATGAGTGAAGAAATCTTAAACGAAATCGTGGAAGAAATTCCAGAAGAAGAAACAGTAAGCGTAGAGGAACTTATTCAGAGAGTAAATCCATTCTGTGTTATCTCTAAAAATACCTTTGGAGAATACGCAGTAAGGGATATTCAAAGCAATTCCTCATGGGGTTCTAACCCTTACGAAGATTATGCAGTAGTTCCAGATGATATGGTAACAGCTATCATGGAAACAAGGGGATTTGTGGATATTGAGTTAAACGAGGACGGTACAGAGGTGGTAAGCTTTACTGCAAGGGAGATTCCAGAGATTCCAGTACCAGAGCCAGAGCCGACTGTTGAGGACAGAGTTAGTGAGTTAGAGGTTTACTCTGCTGACTTGTTATACCAAGTGTGCTTGTTGCAGCTTGGAGTTACAGAAGAAGATTTATAGAAAGGAGCGAAATACTATGGCTTACAACTTAATGAAAACCCTTGTTAAGAACAAGCTGAAAACAAAGGCACAGTTAACCAAAATGGCAAATGTGTACTTTGCAGCCGGCCAGCTTAACGAAGATGAGTACATGGAAATCATGGCACTTATTGAAGTAATGGAATAAAGCTGGGTGACAATATGAGTCTATATAACTTTTACCGCTCTAAAGAATGGGAGCGGCTACTGAGTGTATTAAAGACTGACCCTAAGAGGTTGGACTCAGAGGGCTTTATTATATGCGAGCATTGCGGCAAGCGCATAACAAAAGCGTATGACTGCATAGGCCACCATAAAATAGAGCTTTCTGAGGAAAACTATACAGATTTTAATATATCTCTTAACCCAGATAATATAGCACTGGTACACCACAAATGCCATAACATTATCCACAATAAGCTCTCCTACTCAGGGCGGCAAGTGTTTATAGTTTATGGCTCTCCTCTTTCTGGCAAGTCTTCTTATGTACGTGAGGCTATGACTGAGGGCGATCTGATTATAGACATGGACAGTATATGGCAGTGTGTGAGCGGCTGTGAGCGATATGTGAAACCTAACCGGCTTAAGTCTGTGGTATTTGCTGTAAGAGATAACTTACTGGAGTCTGTCAAGTACAGGCGTGGCAAGTGGCTTAATGCTTATATCATTGGCGGCTATCCTTTCCAAGCTGAGAGGGATAGACTCATAGACTCTCTGGGAGCAAGAGAAGTATTTATAAATACAGACAAGGACACTTGCATTAACAGGCTGCTAAGTTGTGAGGATGGCAGAGACGTTAAGCAATGGACACGGTATATAGAGGACTGGTGGAGTCAGTACAGCGGAGGTTATTAAGTATGAGTACACCTATAACAGTAGAGCTGACAGCTACGGCGGCTAGTGAGTCTTGCAATATAGATGTAATTCTATTGCATGAAACGCTATTAAAAATGCCGGCAGAAATATATTTAGCTTTATACAAAATAATGAGTACAGAACTGGCACAGATATACCCCCCATCCCAAAAATAATTTTGAGGTTTTGGGGACTGCTAAGGGGAACTTAATTTTCGCAGAATCGAAATTTTGACGAGATTTTTGGAACAGAAATTATAAAAGATTTGATTAAGACAGGATTACAGGGATTTGTTAGTAACTTCCTCCTTTCTTAGCTGGTGGGAGCTGCTTGGCGGCGGCGCTCTACCAAAAAAAATTAAAATTACGTGGAGGTGCGATTTATGAAAGTAAGAGCAATCAAGGAGTATTTTGACAAGGAAATGAAAAAGACTATTAAGCCAGACACTGACGCTGCTGAGTTTGAAGTGAACGAAGCAAGAGGCAACGTGTTATTAGCTGCTGGCGTGGTTGAGGATATTACCGAGGAGCAGAAAGAAGATACTGAGGCTGACGGTGAACAGGTAGAAGATTCTCAGGAGAATACTGAGGCTGACGAGGAAAAACCAAAGCGGCCAAGAAAGAAGAAAGAGCCAAAGAATGAGCAGTAGGCGTGAGGAGCTTATAAAAATCATTCCTGAGGATTCTATGGAGCTTGTAACCAGTGTTATAGATGACGTGGTTTTCTTAGAGGGAAGACTGGAAGAATTAAAGCAGCTGCCTTTTATTCAGGTTGACCCTCATAACTCCATGAGACAGCGCAGCACTCCAGCGGCCAAGCAGTATAAGGAATTTTTGCAGCAATACATTAACTGCATAAAAGTTATTGAGGCCGTGATTTACAGAGACAAGCGGCTGGAGGGTGACGAGGTTGAGGAGTCGCCTTTAAGGAAGTGGTTTAGAGAAAATGCTGATACAAGAAAAGAAAATCTGGACTCCTGATAATTCTTTTTTACTGGAGTATCACGCCAGAATAGAAACAGGAGAAATTATTGTAGGGCGTGAGTTATGGCAAGAGCTTAATAATTTGCGTGAAGACTTTCTAAATGACGCTTATATCTATAACACAGATGACGCTCTTTTACGAATGCACTTCATGGAGAACTGTGTAAGGCTCACAAAGTCTCCTTTCTATAATAAGCCAATGGTGCTTATGCTGTGGCAAAAGGCATTTATAGA